CCCGGCGATAAATAATGACCGGATCGCGCATGTACCGCCGTCAATTCCATCGTATGCCACCGAGGTAGCCAATCGTTGCGCACAGGTAGCTGCTATGCGGGACACACAGGGTGATGTGAACTACGAGCATTGGCGGGGTGTAATCGGCATCATCAAGTACTGCGAGGAAGGTGTAGCACTGGCTCACGAGTGGAGCGCACGACGGGCTGAAACAGGCCATGCACAATGCGACACCGACACCAAGTACAACACATGGAGTTCGCCACCAACAACTTGCGAGTTCTTCTCCAAGTGCAATCCGACAGCGTGTGCAGAATGCCCCCACAAAGGCAAGGTCAAGACCCCCCTGATCCTAGGACGGATTGAGCCAACCACCAAGACCACGGAGGTTGAAGCTCAAGTTGACGGCACAACCATGCAGGTGCAGGTTCCCGAGTTCCCGAAAGGGTACGGGTTAGATGGGTCACAAATGGCAAGATATATGCAGGATAAAGATGGCATCTTGCATGCGTTTAATTTCTGCAACAATTTGTTCTACCCGATTCATCGAATCCGGAAAGAAAGTGGCGACTTCAGTTTGGGTATGAGAATGCACCTGCCGGATATGAGGACTAGGGAGTTTGAAATTGACACACAATTACTGGCTTCTCCGCAGCGGTTGGTGGAAGGTCTGGCCAAGTACGAACTTATCCCCACAAATTCCAAGGACGCTTCGATGCACATGACTGCGTACCTGCGGGACTCGCTTGAAAAGCTAAAGCGGGAAGCCGAGGAACTCAATACATACACATCTTTTGGGTGGAAAGAGGACTACCAAGCGTTCTTGATGGGTGATCGGCTGTACCACCGGGATGGGTCAGTTCGCAAGGTGTTAGTCGGTGGGTACGCGAAGGACATGGCGTCGGCGTTTCCAACCCCCAAGGGCACATCAGAAGGCTACGCCAAGGCTCTAAACTACCTATACGCCCGTCAGGGCATGGAGCCAATGCAATACGCCATAGCGGCCGGTTTTGGGTCTGTCCTGACCCCGTTGGGTGACACGATGTACAAAGGCTTGACCATGGCCATCACCGGAGGCGACACCGCCAAGGGGAAAACGACTGTGTGCTGGTCTGCCCTGTATGCGTTTGGCGATGCCGACAAGATGAGTCTCAAGACCGAGGATAACGCCACGGTCAACGCAAGATACGCACGTATGGGGGCGTACCGCAACCTGCCTATGCTGCTACTGGAATCGGTTTGGTTAGCACCCAATAGCAATGAATGCCGTACCCCGAATCCACAATCATGGGGGTTGGTAGTTTCGTTTGAGCGCAAAACTGCTTTAGCGCCGCAACTGCGTCTTTTTTGGTGACGTATCCATCACCTTTGTCGGCCTTATCTTGACCGCAATCAATGTCCAACCAAAAGGCTTTGGCCTTGTTTTGATTGCTGGGGACTCGGTACTTCTTTTTGCCGTCGTCCGTCTGCACAAATTCTTGCAGGTACGAACCACACGCATGGTAAACCTGCAGGTTTTTGGTGTCCCACTGCATCACAGCAGCGGCCATATCTTGCAAACTAGCAAATGACTTGTGCGCTACTCGTCCGTTTGAGTCAATCAGTGCAAGATACTTGATCCCCTCTGGTGGGAGAATCGTATTTAAGAATTCTAGTGTATCCATCTTACCCCGCTGTACGCCAATTACACAGCAAAAAAATGCCGGTCTTTCCCGGCTGTCAGAGCATGGCGAGTGCTCGATGGAGGTAACTTAGTCGTCGAAGTTCAGATTGTCGAGATCAAGTCCTTCAACTGTAACTTCCGGCGCAGCAGCTTTCTTAGCAGCTGGCTTAGCCTTCTCCGCAACTTTCTCTACGGCTGGTTCCGGCTCCGGCTTCTTTGCTTCCGGGGCAGGTTTCTCGGTAATACGCGGTGCTGTGCTCGCCGTTCCGGGCATACCGATGATTTTGGATACAACATCCGATCCAGCAACTTCCTGTACTTGCGCGTATGTCGACTCGTCAATCAGACCAACACCCTTGAATACAAGCTTTGGCGTTGGCGACTCGATGTCAAAGCTGATCTTGGTGACAGCCATATTGTACGCGATGCCACGCTTGGATAGGGTTTGACCATACTCACCCAAGGCACGGATCGAAGCCGGAGGTACGCGCAGCAAGTACGGATCATTCACCAAACCCGGCTCAGCCACAGCCAACCGTACGCTGTCTTGGCATGCCTTGCCTTTGGAGTTGTTGTCGCTGATCTTGGAACCCCACTCGTTCCACTTGCAAGTAGCGCAGCTTTTGGATTGCGGCTCATCCACACTAGCATCGGGCTTCAAGCCATCGGTCGAGAAGCAATCAGGCTTCACACCTTCCGCATCTTCGCTGTACGACTTGGCGTAGTAGACCTTGGAAGTTAGCTTGTTAACCTTCAGCAGCACAACGTCGATAGACGTAGCGGGGCTCTCGGGGTCTTTCGGGTTCGGCAGAATCTTGCGGTCGCCATCACGGACGATGGCAAACACTTTGCCTTTGAGGGAGATGACGGGAAAGCCACTACCTGCATGACCAGTTACGTCAGCGTTGATCTCTGCAATGTCGGTGTTTTGCAGGTACGCGGGAAGGGCAGCGGATTCAAACGGGATGATATTGCTCACTGGTACTCTCCTGTAGGGAAATGATGTTACGACGAACGCCGGACGTTCACAACACGTTCGGTGCGCAGATTGATCCCCGGGGGAAGATCATCATGCGATTCTTTGTACTGCTCCACAGCTACTTTACTAGCCCGTACTTCCAGTAAAGGCCACTCCTCGTTTGCCTTTATAAATTCCATAAAAACTTCTCGATCTGCCACACTAGCGGATGTGCGCGTAGACACGTACGCCGTTCCGTTGGTAGTTTTTACGGAGTTCATACCAGCTTCATCAAACGTCTCCAACAATTTTGCTTCAATACGCAGTAATACATCGTCAATCTTTTTAACTTTTTCGTCATACGCAGCTTTGAACTCAGCTTTTTTATCGCGTATTTCGATGTACTTTGTTACAAGTTCAGAAATGTTCATTAAGTTTCTCCACTCAAGACCCAGTTTATCACAACGTGTGTATGTTGTCTAGTGCTCATTTCCTCCCTTCATCATGTCCAACAGTAAGCCTTGCATTTTCTGCTTTGTCTGTAGCCGCTTGTAGATGCGGCGCTCGATTTCGCTACCTGCTATATGGACAATCACAGTTGTCCTTGACTGCCCCGGTCGTCGTACTCTTGCACACGCTTGTTCATAGATGTCATTCGAATGAATGGGCGCGTACCAAATGATTGTGGTGGCAGCGGTAAGCGTCAACCCGTGGCTCATCGTGGCGGGGTTTGCCACTAGAACATGCGGTTGTTCTGATTTTTGAAACGATGAAAACAGTTCATCGCGCTCATGTTTTGGAGTGCCCCCGTGTATGACACCAATCTGCCATCGTTTGCCAAGCTCTTTTGCTACACGCTCAAGAACGCCTGTAAGGGGTATGAACAAAATGACTTTGCCCTCAGAAGCTTCAATAGTCTGCTCCACAACCTCCATTCGTTGCTCATTGGGTAACACGATCTCTGTACCGTCTTTTCCGTAAGCAACTCCACACGCAATCTGCACAAGCTTGTTGGCTTTCACAGCTTCGTTTACAGCAAGTATTTGTCCACCAGCGTACTCCGTTGACAGCTTTGAGAACATGTCCTTGTACGCTTTCTTTTGCTCGGTTGACATTTCTACATCGAGCGTTTGAAACACTTGTTCTGGCAGATCAACACAATCATCTAAAGCAAAGCGTATAGCGGGCTGCATTACTTTCTGTACGATCTCAACCGCATTGTCACGAGGAACCCATTTGAACTGACTGATTTGTCGCATAACGGTGTCACGGAATTTCCCAAAGTACTTGGGCACGTCCGGATTACTTGGTACGACAGCACGACATTGCGCCCATGCGTCGGTTGGGTCATTTGGTGTTGGCGCTCCTGTCAGTGCCCACACGCGTCGTGAAGTTTGCTTGTTTAGCACCGTGTTCAGTGACTTCCAACGGTTAGTGCTGCTGTTTCGGAACATTGCAATTTCATCGACAATCACCAAGTCTATGTCGTGGCGGTTTGCTAGTTCACGTTCAATAGTCTTAATGCCGTCTACGTTGATTACGTACAAGTGAGCTTTTTGCTTGAGTAGTTTGAGGCGACGTTCTTTTGAGCCATAAAGCACAACAGCATCAAGATGCGGAAACGTCATGTAGATTTCATCTGCCCATGTCCGTTCCATCGTAGATAGTGGGCAGACAATCAAGGCATGCTTGACAAGCTTGCTTCGGTGCATGTAATCGTACGCCCATAAGGCCGATACTGTCTTACCCAATCCCATCGAGTTAAGACAGAAACACCTACTGTGCATCGACAAAAAATTTGCCGTGGCAATCTGTGCTTCAAAGGGGTCGTACCTACCTTTTGCTTTTGGAAATTGATAGTGCGTTACCAGTGGATCAGGTATGTCATCAAATCCAAGTTGCCGGAGCACTCGCGTTTCATCTGGTCTATGTGGAACCGCAACAAAATTTGCACCTTTGATGCTTACTACTTTTGCGGTTGGTATGACCGTAGTAACGCGAGTTGGCTCACGAAGGTTCAGCAATACAGCTTTTTTGTCTTTAAGAATCAGTGACATTACGGGTTATACCCACTCTTTCCTTTACGCCAACCGCGATTTGCAGTTTTGCTTGTGACTTCAAGATTGGCCTTGGTATTGCTACCACCACTTTTAATTGGCGTCTTGTGGTTTACGTCTTTGCCATCGCCTTTCTTTACACGGCCATCTTTTGCAAGCTCTCTCCGTGCTTTGTTGCGCTGTGACCGGTTCTCAACCTGCTCCGGTTTGCTGTGGTAGTTGGCGTACTCTGCTTTGTAGTCCCGCTTGCGCTCGTTCATCTAGAAACTCCTCTAACTGTGAGATATCGTCTACGACAATTGTCCATCCACCTGCCGCGTTGATTTCTTCAATACGCGTCTTTTGATTTGCTGTAGTGTTGTTCCGTAAGCCCGGTGCTTTTGCTTCAATGGCAAGAAACTGTCCGTTCATACAGCAAATAAAGTCAGGCACACCTACTTTACCAAACCCATTTGCTGCTGGTGCAAAGTACCAAATATTGAGTTGGTCTAAGCACGTTCTAATTTTCTTTTTTACGCGTCCTTCAGGTGTCATGCTTTCTCCTTGTAGTGCGGGCAACTTGTAACTGGACACCATCCTTTGCAAAGCCCCGATGGTTTGGCACTCCATGTATCGCGTTCATAAGCAGACTTCAACTTGTTCACACGGGGCAAGAGCTTTTGCCAGATGACAGGAATGTCAGCACGCGTGTATGTCTGTTTGTCGATCTTCTTTTCTTTGAGCCATATGTAGGCGGTAGAGACGGTTTCAAGTTTTGGATCGTGTGCAAATTCGTACACTGTGTACAGTTCAAGCTGTTCTGATGGCTTACGTTTTCCTGTCTTATAGTCAACTACAACGGCGGACGTATCGTGCTTGATGCGTAAATCTGCTATACCGCGACTCCAAGCAGCGTTCCATGGTGCAGGAGTGAAGTGCTCTGTAATGGCAATCTTGCCTTCAGCCGACTTCTGCCCGGGCAATGCCTCTAACTTCTTTGCAATCGGCTCCCACTGCGTCATCCCTTCGGGGAGTGGTGTACCACTCATGATGCGGTGTTCGAAGGCTGTGTGTACCTTTTCGCCCCATTTGGTTGCTTCGGTAGGCTGGCTACGAAAGTCATACGCAACAGAGGTGTGGTAGAACTGTTTTGGACAGGTTTCGTACTTGTCCAAATGTGAGTATGTCCAAGCTTTCATGCAAGCCTTTCCAATAGGAATTCCCCGCTAGTGGCGGTTTTTGTCATCCTACCACACCTTATTTGCAGTCGCCATACGAGTCCCCAAACGCGCCCTCGCAGGAGATTGGCAAGTCTGGAGCCCATTTGGGGGGAGTTGACATAATATCAACCATTACTTTCAGAGTTGGTTCGGCATAGTCTTCTGGAACCATGACCACAACTTCGTCATGCACGGTCAGCACTGTCTTAAAACGTAAGCGTGAGGAGTCAACTTTGCGTAGCTGCTGATCAATTTTGGCCATCTGATCAAACACTACGATCCTTGCTAACGCCTGTACAACATTCTCAACAAGTTTGCCGCCGTAAATTTTGATTGGCCCATATCGGCCGTCGTAGAAAAAGTTGCCATCCTCGGCACGAAGGTTGCGATACCGCAACAGCATTCCGTTTGGAAGGTGAACTCCTTCATGCGTGCAATGTAGACCGATCCCAATGCCAAACTCTGCTGTGTGCCCACGGCTCATTGCTTGTAGCGCTTTTTTCGCGCTACCCCATAGGCTTTCGATCTTGGGGTATGTAGCTCGGTACAACGCAACCGTCTGCTCGGCCTGTTCAATTGGCATGTCTACACTTACACCAGCCTGTCCAATCTTCAAAGTATCTTTAAATTTGGCCGCGCCCATACCATAGCCAAGGCCAAGAATGCACGTCTTACCGACAAAACCTTGCACAAAATGCGGGCTACTTTCTTTACCGTTCTCATCAATGACCTTCTTCTTGCGGTCTATTTTCTCCCCGTACACGATAGACGCAAACTTAGAATAGATGTCTACTCCGTTTCGAAAGTCATCTAACAGTTCTTTCTCTCCAGCCAGCCATGCCACTACACGAGCTTCAATCTGCGCTGAGTCGCACGCTACTAGTTTGTGCCCATCCTGCGCCCGCATTGATGCACGTAGCTCCCCGCCGCGCGGTAGATTTTGCAGGTTCATCTTGTCCCCACCGGATGCGCGTCCAGTGTGTGCGCCGTAGTAATTCAAGAGTATGGGGAGTCTGCCTCGCTTACTCACTTCAATGAACGAAGATGTACGTGTTTCTTCTATTGTTGACTTCACACCAAGGCGTGCTGCAACAAGCGTCTGTACACGTATGTCGGGGTGCGTCAATAGCGCTTTGAACTCCAAGTCGGTCTTGCTAAAAGCAAACGCTTCCTTACCAGTCTTCGCGCTGATCTTCATGGGCGGTTCAACGTTTAGCGCGCGTAACAACGCAGCAAACTGCGGGTTACTCATCAACGAGTCTCGATTTGCCATCCCAAGTTTGGCTAGCCACTCTTCTTTTTTCGCTACGATGCGCGACAAGTGACTAGTCAGGCGCGGTTCATCCAGCTCAATAACTGGGGCAGTGTACATACGCAACATCAAGTCAATGATGTATAGCTCTTTTGGCGTGGAGTATTCACGCAAGATATTGAAAAGTAAGTCGGTAAGCAGTACGTCGTTCTTGCAATACTCGCCGTACTTAGCTAGCTCACTTGGCTCAAAGTTTGCACGCCGTTTGCCCATAGCGTTTACAACTTCTGTGCCTTTTTCACCAAGGTTGAAGTGCTTTGCCAACCGGGCAAGACTTCCACCAACGGACTCACCAGTTACAGGACGCGCTAAGCTCAACGTATCAAAATAGTACTTGGGGTAGATGCCGAAGCGCCATGCAAGGATTGCACCGTCAAACGCCATGTTGTGGCAAACCAGATTTGCATTTGGTATATCCAAACTATGTAAATATTCAGCTGTGCTCTTGTAGTCACCAGAGAACCACTCTAGTTCACCTGCGTTACGCCTTACACCAACTCCAATGACTTCAAATTCTGGGCTACGAATGTACTCCTCGGTTGTCATTTTTGACAGAGAGTACTCCTTGCTGTAGTACGTCTCAAAGTCCAGTGTTATGGTGTCCGTCATGCTTCTCCAATCGGTCAATGACTTTTGCTGCTGTCGCAATATCCCTTAGTTCTGGGTGTGTTTGCACAATGTAGTACAGTAAATCTTTAGCAACAATCAATTCTTTTAAAAATTCTTCCGTGAGTTCGATTCTTCCTATTTTTAAATTTGTAGTTATAGACATGTTCATACCATGAGCATTTTCAATGAGTTAAAGGCCATGTATACGCTAATACAAGTACATATACCAAGCCAAAACCCAATTTGAAACCCTCTGCAATACGCTTTTTTGACGTAGCGCAAACGTATTTCATTTCGCTGGTAACGATTAGGTATCCACTGCATCATTCATTCCCCCTAGTATTCATAGTTCACCGTTGCCCTGTTGCCTTGCAGCACCTTCGCACCATTCTTTAGGTGGAATTGTCTAGCCATCTCTGTTTTGGGTGACATAGTGACAATGCGTTTGACTATCGCTGGCTGGCTGTCTTGGAATGCCCTGACCAGCTTGCTGCCGCATCCCGGCTTGTAAGACCATATCGAATACAGCACTGCAACATCGATGCGAGGGCCATGTGTAAACAGTTCTTCTTCTGTTACCGGCACAATGCCTTGGAAACTAACGCACAGTACCGCGCCGATCTGCCGATCCTCCAACCACATTAACACCTCGCGGCTGCGTCCAATGCGCTGTTCTGGGCTAATGCTAGGTCGAACAGGGTCATCGAGCAGGATCGGATCAGGCTTAAGTAGTTGGACTAGCATCCGTTCTTCTCCCGCAGCTTGGCTTCGACTGCTTTAAACATGGTCACATACCAGCCTTTGTTTTCCCATATTTCTGCCATATCTTCATCCGTCAGCCCAACCCATTTGCGTTTCGGTGGGGTGGTGTAGAGAGGAATTGTGTGTTCTTCAGTTTGCTCCCACACAATACAATCGGTGCAATCTTCATCCTCACGCATCCACGCCACCGGCTTTTGCTCCGGCTTGGGCTGTGGTGCATATTTGTTTTTACCGTCATGAAATCCACTCATGTAAGCAATAGTCAAATCATCAGGCTCTTGATCTGACTGTGCCAAAGCTTCTTTGATGGCTTTCATCGCGTTGCCAACTTTTGTAATCTCACGAACATGCAGCGGCGAACAAATACAGTCTAACGCCTCAAGCGCCAGCTTCAATGCTTCGTCTTTAGTCATGATGCTGTCCCCCTTTTTGGGCAAGGCCACAATCTTTTGAACAAATCCATGATGATTGCATCTGCGCTCAAGTGCCGAATGGATGGCGTTGACTCTAGGTACGCTTGCACCATGTCACGCACTTGCCCAATCGTCACCGTGTTACTGGGCGAGCAAAACAGCACCCCATCGCCCATATCTATTGCGCCAGCGACATAGCCCATTGCGACACCACGCTCTTGAAAATTGTCGCTTTGCAAAAGTCGAAGCAAATTGTTGCCGGTATAGAACGACCCCGCCGCATAAGTCGAGGAGGCGACTAGCATCAGCACAACCGCAATGGCTCTCAATTTTCCCTCGCTTTCATCATTTCGTCTGCCATTTTGTATGCGTACTTAGCTACATTCTCATAATTCGTAGTGCCATTTAACGTTGCTTGCATAGCCTTGGCAGCGAAGTAATCACGCAAGTCCATGCCAAGTTCGTTTTTTATGATCGAATTAAATCGTGGAAATGCTTTCATATCAGCACCTTCCCGATCCACAACACCGCACCAATCGCTGCGATAATCAAACCAGCGAACAGGGTAAATGCACACACATCTTCGATCACAGTCCGCGATTTGGTGCTCGTGTCACACATAATCATGAAACAACCAAAGCCAACAGCCGCCGTAATTAGTCCAGCACAAAACATCGTCGCTCCCATCATGTTTTCTCCCTTGCTGTTTTGCTCATCCATTGGTGGTAATACTCTAAGCTCTTTACGTTTGTGCATTGATTACACCAGCTAGCTAGAGTGCCGTATCTCGTTGTCCTGAAGTTGTTTGGCGGCTTGACTGATCGGCACTTGCTGCACTTTGCTGGAATCCCTGCCGGTCGTTTTGTTCTCGATGTGCCCATGTTTCTCCTCCAGTTTGCGCACATAGTTTGTATTGATACGCCACAACACATTTTTTGCACGGTTTTTGCCTTCGAATTGCAAAAGCATTCCATGCCGACGAATCAGTCCTTCACGTCGCATCTTCTGCAAGTTAGCCCCCGCAGTCTGTACCTTGATGCCAAGGTGTGCTGCAACGTTATGCGTGGTTATTTCTTTGTTGGCAAGACGTACTGCCCTTATAGCGTCCAGTGCTAGTTTAGCGGCGGGCCTCATGCAACCCTCCTCTTCATGTATCCATCTACGGTCAGGCCGCGCCAACGCTTGATACGGGGTGACTTGATGTTCCACCCACGATAGGGATGCCACCCCACAAGAACAGTGAAATCATAATCAAGCAATTCGATAATGCACTCATACCGCCCCGGACGCACGGGCTTGTGTTTTGATGTAAACCATTCTGTTTTCTCGTTCATTTAGCCACCTGTATGAGCGTCTCACCAATGTTGCTACGCTCACGGTTAAAGACTACTGTGATATCTGTATGGCTCGCTTTGGTGGGGGTAAATTTGCCGTCCAAGATAAACAGATTGCGTTCACGCAAATACTTGATACAGTTTTTGCGCTTCTCGTCATACCTGCGCGGATCGCTTGGCTTGCAGTTCGACACGTCAATCAAGTCAGGCTGCAATGCGTCATACACAAACAATGAATTGATCAAGTCAGCTAGTCTCATGCTTGTCTCCAAAAAAGGTGGGGTACTCGCTGCGTCTGGGTAACGCGCCACGCTTTAGAGTGCGTGATTTCCGTCCAGCATCCGCTTTCCCCCGTAAGACGTTTACGCCTTGGGCTTTTGTTTGACCGTGGCATCTTCAACGAATGTGCCACTGCCCATGAGTTCTGCCACCACGACAGACGATGCCGGTTCGACAGTGAACTGCTTGCCCATGACGTACTTCAATGCTTGCGCCGGACTGATAGCGCGAATCAGGCGATGTCCACCTGAGGCATCAGTGACGTAGTAAATACGATCAGCCATTGTGTTTCTCCTTGCTGGTTAACTGTAATAGTTTTTCCAAGTAGTGATGCGCCTTGGCAGGATCATCGGGGGACTTGGTTCGTGCGAGATACTTGATTGCGTTGCCTTTGAGGAACCCCCTGAACTCCTCGGGTGTCAGCCATGCTTCCATAGCTGCCCATGGCTGTACTGCAAGTTTTTTGTAGTGCTCACCTCCAATCTGTTTATCTTCGGCGGACTGCATAGGGGATGACTGCTCAGGTGCTTTTTTCATTAGCTTTCCTTTGAGACGTGTGTATGTTATCTAATCCAAGTTCAGATTTCAAGCGGTCAACCGCTTTTATTTGCTCGGGTTTCAGCTTGATGTAAGGTTTCCGTAAGTTGAATGCAAGGATAGAAACCACTGTATTGATACGGTTAATCAGTACTGGGCTTGGCTGTACTCGCTGTCGAGCCACGGCTTTGTGTAGTAGGTCTAGCAGTTCTGCTGTGCTCGTCAGATTGAAGTTTCTCATACATCCTCTCGTAAGGATCAATACCAAGATGCAGCATGATCTGCACTAACCGTGACTCAATTCGAACGAGTCGGCGTTCAACATTTTCATTTGTCATTGTTTTGCTTCTCGTGTGCCCAACGTTGTACATCGGCTGCTTTAACGCGAATCTCGACAGCAACCATGGCAATTGCTTCCAAGTCTGGTTTTCCAGTTGGCGCAAGTAAGTCCATTAGCTTGCGTGATAGGTCTTTGATTTTGAGCGCGTGCTCTGATACGTCTACAAGTGCCATACATCCTCCTTAGATATCTGCGCCCGACAAGCGGGCAATGACTGCTTGAGCTTGAATTTCTTGTGTGTCAATGGTCTTGAGTACGTCTAGCGCAGCGGACGCACGTTTTGCACGTTGCGTCTGCGCCATTACTTTTGAAGTGTAAGCGTCTGGAATGTACACATTTACATCTGGCCATAACTTAAGCGCCTCGTTCAACGACTTGCAATTCTCTAAAAAGTTTCCTACTTGAGTCATAGCCTTATCCCAACGAACGTTAACTTCATGAGATGCAATCAAGCAGTCATAAATTTTTCGTAGTTCAGCGGCACAGTTTTCTGTCATGACAAAGTACAAGTCCGGACGCCAACTTGATATGCCGGGAGGCGCAGAATATTTTTGTGGTAGATCACATTTAAAATGCCGTTTGATAGTGCGTTCCTGCTCTGGCAATTCGATCTTTAAGTGCGCGTCATATTGAGAAACATCTTGCTTCCATTCGTCAGGTAACTTGTCTTTTAGATGAAGGTGCTCTCCCCAAAAGGCAATGTCAAGAAAACTTTCTGTGGAAATGTAAGCGACTACGTTAGCTCTCTCATTGTCGCTTATGTCAATCGCTTTAAGTTCAGCAGCACGCATGAGTTCCATACGTCCCTTTACTCTTCCAAGAAGCTCTTTAGTAATGCCTACAAATGCCATGTCAAACTCCTTATGTAAGTTATTTATGCTGCAAGTTCTTGCGCTGCCAGTGCTTCTAGGACAGCTTCATCACTGATTAAATTGTCAAACTCGTTATTTAGTTCACGGTATATCTCCTTCATGTAGCTACGTGCTGTTTCAATAATGGATTTTTCAAGATCATCTATGCGCGGAAGGAATTCTTCGTACGCTGCGTCCCACACTAGGGCGCGAATATCTTCCTGTTCATCTGCTTCATCAAATGGGGACAATGAGAAACCACTGTACGGATTGATGTTGTTGTCGCAGACAGAACTTACAACTGTTTCTTCATGGCAGTAATGACTGTTCCTGCGTACTATTGATACATCTAGTTCTTCAAAGAACGGTTCATATACTCTATACTCAGCTTCACTTGGATGCGCGTCTACATACTTACTGACAGAAACATCGCAAGTAAAACTAGCGCCGTCGCCTTGACTACAAAACCCTGTGAACTGAATGTTAGCATCCATGAAACCAAGCGTTTCTAGTTTTTCTTTCCAGTCAGTAATTATGTGTTCGCACCACTCAGGGTAATCAACATTGATGTACCGGTACTTCTCAATCAGGTCTTTGTCGATTGTTTTCATGTTTACGTTTTCTACATCGTTAAGTCATCTCAAAGTGAACAGTCTCCCCAATCGGTGATTTGATATCAGTGCTGATGCACCACACACTATCGCAGTCGGTCTTGTCAGGAAACGGTGTATAGCCGTCGGTCAACGTAACAAACACGTCGGGGAAGATACTCTTGCTCTCCAAGTAACGAAACCCTGCACACATGTCCGTGCCGCCGCCTGAGAAGTAATCAATCTGAAACTCCTCGTCTTGATCAAACTCGTCATGTCGTAACACACTGGTATCTGTGTACAAGACATGTACTTTCTCGGGGCGACAAGACTTGACAATACGCTGGATATGACCGTTGTAGTGTTTGAGTTCTTCCGACAATATGGAACCGGAAACGTCGATTTGCAAGGCAAGAACACCCATAGAAGGCTGCTTGGCAACACTGGGCAGGTACACACCGCTACCGATGAAGCGACGATTGGGGCGCGTCCAAGTGTAGTCTTGCTGCACATGGCTCAACATGCGACGCTCAAGTATGTCATACCACGGTGTCTTGACATCGAGTATGTCTGCCACGATCTTAGCCAGCACACCGGGTAACTTGCCGCGAGCTTTGGCAGCTTGCGCAGCCTGAGCCAACTGCACTTTGCCAACAGCCTCGATCTCGTTGATCTCTGATTCGGTAAGTTGCTCATTTGAAATGTCATTACCGATACCGTTTTCCCAGTCACTGCCGTCACCTCCGCCTCCACCCCCACCTC